GAACTTTAGCAGCAAACAGAACAGTTAGTATTCCAGATTCAATTGAAAAAGTTTATCATGTTCAAAATGCATGTGACCACGCAGGTTACACTTTAACTTTTAAAACATCAGGCGGTACAGGTGTCCTTTTATGTGAAGGAAATAATTACGTGCTATATTCTGATGGAACAAATATTGTAAAATTATCCGAACAAAGAAATTGGAGAGTTATATCTGCAGCGGAAACAATTCAAGCTGGTGCAAAAATTTTAGCTAATACAAACGGTGGAGCATTTACAATTACGCTTCCTGCATCACCAGCCACAGGAGATACAGTATCATTTGTAGATCAGGGTTATGATTTTAATACTAACGCATTGACTATAGGAAGAAACAGCTCTAATATAGCTAATGCAGCATCTGATCTTGTTGTTAACACACAAGGTGCTGGACTTGAATTAGTGTATTCAGGTGACGCTACAACAGGATGGACTTACACGGAGAAATAATATGTCAAATTACGAAGCAACAAAATACAATTTTTCAGGAGCATCTCTTACTGGTATCGAGGGAATTCCTACAGCAACTATTGTGCCGTGGTCTTCTTCTTCAGTGCCAACAGGTTTTTTAGAATGTAATGGTGCAAATGTTTCAAGATCTACTTACGCAGATTTATTTGGAATTATAGGCACAACTTATGGATCTGGAGACGGTTCATCTACTTTTGGATTACCTGATCTGCAAGATAACGTAGCAGTTGGAAAATCTAACAATAAAGCTTTAGCATCAACTGGTGGAGCAAACACAGTTCAATCTACAGGAAACGTCGGAGGTTCAACAGCTAACGCAACTTTATCAACACCACAACTTGCATCTCACTCACACAGTGTTCCAAGATCTAACCCTCCAGGTGGAAATTCACCAGGTGTAGCAACTGGTCAATTTTATAATGGTAACGCTGCAGGAAATTTTAGCACAGGTAATTCAGGTTCTGGTGGTACTCACTCTCATAACATGAGTGCTACTTTTACTGGAGATTCAACTTCAGTATTGCAACCTTATTTAGCAATCATTTATATTATTAAAACGTAGGAGAAATTATGGCAATAGGAACATGGACAGTAATATTTGAAGACAAAATGATCATCAAACAAAGTGGTGATGCTTCAGGTCCTTACGAAATAAATGATGATTCTTTTTGGAATCAATCTGATTTTTCAAATATTTGGGCTATTCAATATGGAATTACTCCGTCTTCTGATGAAGTAGAACATAGAGATAATACTCCACATGCTACTTGGGAAAGTAAAGGTATAAGTTTTCAACAATTTATTGATAAGTGGGATGAAGCACACTTGACTCAATTACAATCTGATTGGGATAACAATAATGTTGAAGGCGAAACTGCTGAAGAAAAAATAGCTAGAATAGGTGAAAGACCTACATCATACAGCTCGTAAATTCATCCAAGAAGTTAAAATATATTTTTCACCAGACAATGGAGGATTACCTCTATGAAGATATGGAAAAGCAGCAGGCCAAATAACTATTCTACCTGTTTTAGGTTTTACTCTTTTTGAAAAATGTAAAAACTCTGTTTCACCTCCCTCTTCTACATCATTTAAATATATAGAAAAAACAAAAGCCCTACATTCGTATTCTACACCTCTATTATGTTCAATATGCCAAATATGATAACCCTCGGTAGGTAGTGTTTTTTGAATTTTTAAACAAGTAAAATGAAAAGGAACTCCATAAGCATCATCAGCTCCTACGTTTTTAACATAGTGATTCCAAGCTATATCAAAATTTAACATCATGGGTTTTAAAGTTTCCCACCATACATCTACATTGTTTTGTGCTGCAAAATATTGTTGATCTTGTTTTTGTAGTATAGATGCTTTTTCACCGCCTATTCTATTAATTGTATTATTAAATTTATTTTGATCTTCAAATAATTTTATGGCTTTATTACAATCTTCTTTAGTGATATAGTTATCATAGACACCAACAAAATTGGTGATATTTACAGTTTTTTCCATTAAGATGTCTCTTTCATATTTTAAATAAGTATTATATAAATTACTATATGCTACAAAAATTAAATTTCAAGCCTGGTTTTAACAAAATGATAACAGAATCCGGAGCCGAGTCTCAATGGGTTGATGGTGATTTTGTTAGATTTAGATATGGTTTACCTGAAAAAATAGGTGGTTGGAGTCAACTGACTGCAGCATCAAAAACATTACCTGGAGCAGCACGTGCACAGCATACTTGGACTAGTATTGCGGGTGAAAAATATGCAGCTATAGGAACATCACAAGGTTTATTTTTATATTATGGAAATGACTTCTATGATATCTCTCCATTAGACACAGCTATTACTGGATTTACTTTTACAACTACTAATGGATCAGCGACTGTTACGGTTAATAAAACTTCACATGGTTTATCAGCTGGAAGATTTTTTACATTTACTTCTGTAACTCTACCTGGATCAGGCACAGGATATGTGGCAGCTGATTTTACAGGAACACCTTATGAAGTTGTAACAGCTAGCACAAACAGTTTTACAATTACAATGGCATCAGTAGAATCCGGAGCAGGGATCACAGCTGCAGGATCAGCAACAGTTAATCCATATGTTGAAGTTGGTCCAACATTTCAAACTGCAGGTTATGGTTGGGGAACAGATACTTGGAGCACTTCAACTTGGGGAACAGAAAGAACAACTAGCGATGTGATTCTGGATCCAGGAAACTGGAGTCTTGATAATTTTGGAGAAGTATTAGTTGCAACTATTTTTGGTGGTAAAACATTTACATGGAACGCAGGTGCATCTGGTGCTAGAGGAATTAGAGCGTCAACAACAACTACAAATTTTTCTACATCGAACAATCCAACGTCGTCTAGACTCACACAAGTTTCAGATAGAGATAGACACTTATTTCATTTCGGAACAGAGACAACTATTGGTGATACATCAACTGTTGATCCATTGTTTATAAGATTTTCTAGTCAAGAAGATTTAAATACGTATGCACCAACTGCCACAAATACTGCTGGTAGTTTTAGATTAGACAAAGGAAATAAAATCGTAGGTGCTGTGTCTGGTAAAGATTACACTTTAGTTTTAACAGATAGCTCCGCGTATGTAATTCAATTTGTTGGTCCACCATTTACTTTTTCTGTAAAACAAGTTGGTACAAACTGTGGATTAATTGGTCAACACGCTTTAACTTACTCTGATGGTATTGTGTTTTGGATGTCAGGTGAAGGTGGATTTTTTGCATTTGATGGTACAGTTAAATCTTTACCTTGTTTAGTAGAAGACTTTGTATTTAACACAGATGGAAATAATTTAGGAATTAATTTTAATTCAAGTGATATTATTTATGCAGAACACAATACACTTTATAGTGAAGTAAATTGGTTTTATCCTAAGTCAGGATCAGATCAAATAGATAGAGTAGTTACATATAACTACGGAGAACAAGTTTGGACAACAGGATCTTTAGCAAGAACAACTTATGTAGATACAGGTGTATTTGATGTGCCGTATGCAACTGAATATAATAAAACTGCAACGCCAGTATTTCCAGATATTCAAGGTATTACAAATAGATTTGGAGCATCAACATATTACGCTCACGAAGTTGGTACAGATCAAGTCAATAGTTCAGGAACGACATCAATTAATGCGTTCATAAAATCTGGAGACTTTGATATTACAGCTCGTAGAAGTGCGCTTGGTGGATCAACCGGTTTAGCAGATTATAGAGGAGATGGTGAGTTTTTTATGTCTGTTAAAAGATTTATACCAGATTTTAAAGTTCTTACAGGTAACTCAAAGATTACATTGTTATTAAATAACTATCCAAATAACACAGCCGCAAGCTCACCGCTCGGTCCCTTTACAATTACATCATCAACTGATAAAGTAGATACCAGAGCAAGAGGAAGACTTGTTGCTCTTAAAATAGAAAATGATGGCACAGGTGAAACTTGGAGATATGGAACTCTAAGACTTGATGCACAACCGGACGGAAGAAGATAATGCCACCATATGGATTATACAGTTTAGCAAATACACCTGAAGAATTATTGAGCAGGGGTTATGGATATGCAACGGACATACCAATGATGAATCTTTCAAATGCAGAAAGAAATATGATCTTTACTAAAAATGATCCAGCTTTTGGAAATTTAAATACAGACGTTGGATATTTTTCAGCTCCTTTTACAGGAACAACGCCTTTTCAAAATGCTCTTTTTCTTAGAGGTGATAGACAATATGGTTTAGGCTTTGATGGAGATCTTATTCTTCCATCTTTTGGAGGCGTATCAGGTTATAGAAATACAGGTGGTATTATGGATATAGAACCCGCTACACAAAAAACTTCTACATTTGTAGAAGATGATGATTTAGAAGCGTCTGCATTATCAGAGTTTGCAGAAGGTGAATTAAAACAACCCTTTGGATTAGAAACTTTGTTATCTTATTTACCTTTTGGTAGTAACAGTATTTTAGGAAGAATAGGTCAAGGTATAAGAAATACTTTACAAGGATCTAGATTTTATAGACCTGCAACTATAGGTGTTGGTGGATACACACCAGCTCAACTAAATCAAATGAATGCTTTAGGTGGATATTATTCAGAGCCTATGAGAGCATACAGAAGAAATGTTAATAGAATATCAAATTTAATGCGAAGAGCAGCTGAAGGTAAAAATTATAGTCAGAAAAATTTAGACAGACTTATGGATCAAGCTGGTATGGGTGATGTAGATACAGGTGGCATGATTCAAAGTATAAAAGATAATGCTGGATACTCTGGAGGATTTGATCGTTCAACAGGAAATTATAGTGATCCTTATTCGGATGATACAGAATAATGGCTAGAATAACTTCATACATACCTGAACCTAAACAAGAATACGATGTTGAAAATCAAAGACAAATTCTTCGTGCAGTTGATACAATAAAAAACGAATTAAATTTTTCTTTTCAACAAGAATTAAAAAACGAACAAGAGGCTTTTAATTATTTTTTATCATGACAATAAGATATAAGAACCAAGGTTTTAAACAAACTGGCACAGGAAAAACTACAGTATTTACATGTCCTAGTGATGGCACAGCTATAGTAAAAAGTATATATTGTGCAAACAACGATGCGTCATCAGCTATTTTAGTAAACATGAATTTTGTTGACTCATCAGATTCTAGCACTGAGTATGAA